CCTCCTGAGGAAGAAGAAAAAACTGAAGAATGATCAGATCCCTACTTCCTAAATAGAAGTAGGGATTTTTTTGTATCTAGATAAATGGCACAGCCATCTACAAGACAGGAATTAATTGACTATTGTAAAAGACAATTAGGTGCTCCTGTTCTACAGATTAATATCGATGATGCTCAGGTAAGTGATATTATTGACGATGCAATTCAATACTACAATGAGCATCATTTTGATGGTTTAGAAAGGATGTATTTAAAACATCAAATAACTACTGATGATGAGATTAGATTTACCACATCGGATGTAACAACTGTATCTCCCAACAGCGATGAATGGGAAAATAGAAATAATTATATTCAAGTTCCCGATCACGTTTTTGGTATTCAAAAAGTATTTGGAGTTTCTTCCAATTGGATTAGAAATGATTTATTTGGTTTAAGCAACCAATATTTTTTGATGGATATTTTTTCATTCTCATCAGGATTTGCTTTTGGAAATTTTGATATGTCTAATTATTATATGATTCGTCAGTACTTTGAAACTTTAGACATGATTGTTAATAGTGGAGCTTTGGTAGAATTTAGATTTACAAAAAGACAAGATCGTTTGTATATCGATATTGATCCTTCTCGTATTGTTCCTGGCAATTATATTTTGATAGATTGTTGGAGAGCGGTAAATCCAGCAGAGTATTCACAAGTTTATAACGATAGTTTTTTAAAAAGATATGCTACCGCTTTGATGAAAAGACAGTGGGGAGCAAATCTTATTAAGTATAATAACGTTCAACTTCCTGGTGGTATAACTTTAAACGGTCGTCAAATCTGGGAAGATGGAAATAATGAAGTTCAGCAATTAGAATCTGATATGCTGAATACTTATTCATTACCACCAATGGATATGATCGGATAAGATGCCTACCAGTCCTTATTTTCCTACCTACTATCAAGGTCATCCAGGAGAACAAAACCTGGCACAAGATCTTGCTGACGAACAGATCAAGCTGTTTGGAACAGATATTTATTATCTACCAAGAACTATTCTTAAAGATAATACACTGGATGATATCATTTATTCCAAGTATCAAGAACAGTTTCAAGTAGAAATGCTTCTACAAAACGTAGAGGGTTTTGGAGAGCAATCGGAATTTATCAGTAAATTTGGTATTCGTATTACCGATGAAGTTAAATTCATTGTTTCTACTAGAAGATGGGAACAATCAGAAATTCAATATAGTCCATCTTTGACTGTTCCTGGTAGACCAAATGAAGGGGATCTTTTGTATTTTCCTCTCACAACAGATATCTATGAAATAAAATTTGTAGAAAGAGAGACACCATTCTATCAGTTTGGTAAAATTCAATTCTTCATTCTAACTGCCGAAATTTATGAAGTTGGCAATGATCTTATTGATACTGGTGTTCCAGAAATAGATGAGATAGAAACTCTATTCTCTTCTTCTATGTCATTGATTATGTCTATTGGCGGAACTGGAAATTTTGATGAGGGAGAAATAGTTACTGGATCTACCACAGGAACAGTTGCTACTGTCATATCTTGGAATCCATCAACAAGATTACTTCAGGTAATCAATAGAGACGGAACGTTCATTACAGGAGAGGCGCTCACAGGCGACGACAGTGCCGCTGTATGGTCAATTGGATCATTTGATACTCTAAATAATTCAAACAGTCTCTACGACCAAAATAGAGAGATTGAAGACGAGGCAGATAATATTATTGATTGGGGAGAAAAGAATCCTTTTGGTGAGTATGGTAATTTTACAGGTAGTATCTAATGTTAGGATCACATTTTTATAACGAAGCTATTCGTAAAACTGTTGTTGGATTTGGAACTCTATTTAATAATATAGAGTTACATAAAAAAGATCCACAAAGCGGCGATATTTTGGAAGTGGAAAAAGTTCCATTAGCATATGGTCCAAAGCAAAAGTTTCTTGCTCGCTTAGAGCAAAATCCAGATGTTGGTAGAAAAGTGGCAATCACTTTACCACGTTTGTATTTTGAAATGACTGGTATATCATATGATTCTTCTAGAAAAACTAGTCCCGTCCAAAAATTCAAAAACACAGTTGGAGACAACGGCGAAGAACTAAGAGTTCAGTATGTCCCTGTTCCATACAATATGGAATTCGAGTTGGGAATTATTGCCAAGAGTCAAGATGATGGGTTACAAATCCTAGAACAGATACTACCATACTTCCAACCAAATTTCAATATCACTCTCAACATGATTCCAGATATGGATGAGAAGAAAGATATTGCTATTGTTTTAAATAATGTCAATTACGAAGACGATTGGGAAGATGATTATCTCCAGAGAAGAAGTATTCTTTGGACACTTAACTTCACAGCTAGGTCTTATATCTACGGTCCATTCACTAATACTGGTATTATTAGAAAAGCTATTATTTACGAAACATACGGAGATTTGGCAGCAAGCAAGAGAACTGCTGAATATACATATTCTCCTAAAGCACTTGAAGATAACAACAGTGATGGCGTTATCAACGCTGCCGATGATGAACTTGTAATGTCAACTGATGACTTTGGATTCAATGAAGGTATTACTCTACTATGAGCGAATTTGAAAAGAATATGGAACAAATATTTGATATTGATGTTTCAGCGACAGATGTTGAAAAACCACCTCTTATTAAAAAGAAAAGAGAAGAAAAGAACGATCAAGATAGTGACTACGAATATACTAGGGGTCAACTATATGATCTAATAGAAAAAGGTCAAGAAGCTTTCAACGGAGCATTGGAAGTTGCTCAGGAATCTGGGCACCCTAGAGCATATGAAGTAGCAGTGAATGCCATGAAGCAAGTTGCTGATGTAGCAGATAAACTTATAGATCTTCAGAAAAAAATGAAAGATTTAGATGCTCCAACTAAGACTGGACCAACTACTGTTAACAATTCTTTGTTTGTTGGATCTACTGCTGATCTCCAAAAGATGATAAAGGAGATGGGCAAAGGTGACGCTGAAGATAAATAATCAATAAAAGTCTAATAAGATGAGAATCAAAATTTTAGATGAGGCAGAAATATTAAGCTCTGCTTCAAAAACAGATGTAACCAAAGCATCTGATGTGTATCTATACAATACACATTCAGATTTAACAGGTTCTGCTTCTACCAGAACTGTTTCTGTTTACGAAGAAGATGGTACTACGGTAGTTGGTAGTTTTGCTTTGACTGTTGGTATTCCTCTTATTATTCATAAAGAACCCCAACAACAAATTACTGTTGACAGTACATCAAATGTCACAGCTACTAAAGTCGCTTACTTAGGATAATGGCACAATTTAACTGGGACGATAATTTTAAATTGAATGTCTCCATGGGCAAAGTCCGTGGTGCTACACCAGTTCATAAGTTTGGTGCTGTGCCAGCGATGTCACAAAGCGCCACAGGAACTATCTGGGATAAGAACGATACCGTTTATCCTTGGAGTGCTTTTGATACTGCTGGAGTAATTACTGCTTCTATTGCTAATGCTTCAGACAACGGTAAGATTGTGACAGTTCTTGGATTGGATAATGACTTTAACGAAGTATCTGATACTTTTACATTATCCAGTACAGCAACTGTAGCAGGCACAGTTTCCTTCCGTCGTGTGTTTAGAGCATACATTTCAACTGGCACTAATAATGTTGGTGATGTAAATTTTACCAAGAATGGATCTGATGTCTTGAGAATTACTGCTAGTAAGGGTCAAACTCTTATGGCAATCTACACAATCCCTGCTAATAAAACTGGATATCTTTATAAGGGAGTTTGTACCGCCCAATCAGGTGCTGATGGTAGCGGACACATGTTTGTTAGATACTTCGGTCAAACAGCATTTAGGATCGGTCATTCATTTGAAGTTACTGGTAGTGGGGAATATGATTATGAGTTTGCTTTCCCCATTCGTATCCCAGAGAAATCTGATATTGATGTGAGAATAACAACCAGATCAAACAACGGACGCTATACAGCAGCATTCGATCTATTACTACTAACAGAGCAGTAAGATGAAAAACTACAAAGAGATCAAACAACTTGCCGAAGAAGCAAAGAAAAAAGAAAAGGAAGAAAAGCGTTTTTGTAAGCTTTGCCAAAAACCAGAAACAAGAAGTGAGTGCTCTTATGGCGAGAAAGCATGGGATCGTTTTGCTGTTCCAGTTAAGTCAGTAAAGATGGAATCTTATGACAAAGGAGAATATGATTATGAAGGTGACATGGCAAAGACTCAATTAAAAGGAGTCATTAGAAATGCTCAGGAACTTCATGATATGCTAAAACCAGATGATAATCTTCCAGAATGGGTACAGTCTAAAATAACACTTGCTTTTGATTACATTCAAACAGCATCTGATTATATGAAAAGTGTAAATGAAGAATTAGAACTAGATGAATCTACTTGGACCAAAAAAGCAGGTCAAAACAAAAACGGTGGTCTTAATGAAAAGGGTCGTAAATCATATGAACGTGAAAATCCAGGCAGTGATTTGAAAGCGCCATCAAAAGAAAAAGGAAATCCTCGTAGAAAATCATTCTGTGCCAGAATGAAAGGAATGAAAGCAAAGCTGACATCTAAAAAAACTGCCAGAGATCCAGATAGTAGAATTAATAAATCACTAAGAGCCTGGAACTGCTAACAAAAGTATATAATTTGTTACTTTACATTCTCTAATTTTGATATATAATATCATTACCGTATCAAGGTAAGACTAAATGGATACTAAAATCTGCCCTAAATGTGGGGCTTGCTGGATTGGGGGTCAACACTTCTGGGCTGGCACAAATAAGAAGGGCAATGAATTAGATTTAGCAGGTCTAGTTTGTAATAAATTTGGAGATGATTCCTGTATTAATCCATGTAAAGGAAAAGATGGTGGAGATACGTGGGAAAAAAGATTTGAAGATCTACAAAATAACATGGGCAAGAACGATATCTAAATATTTTGTAGTGATTTAAACAATTAATGGCTAGACAAGATGATGTATATCTTGGCAATCCGCTGCTTAAAAAAGCAAACGTTGCTATTGATTTCACAAAAGAACAGGTAGAAGAATATATTAAGTGTAAGAACGACCCTGTTTATTTCACAAAACACTACGTCAAGATTGTTTCTCTTGATGAAGGTCTAGTTCCGTTTAAAATGTGGGACTTCCAGGAAGAACTTATTATGAAGTTCCACCAAAATAGATTTAACATTGCTAAACTTCCTAGACAGACTGGCAAATCCACTACTGTGGTTTCATATCTTTTACATTATATTCTATTCAATGATAATGTCAATATTGGAATTCTAGCAAACAAAGCATCTACAGCTAGAGATCTTCTTGCTAGATTAGCAACAGCATACGAAAACTTGCCTAAATGGATTCAGCAAGGTGTTGTTGTGTGGAACAAAGGTAATATTGAATTAGAGAATGGATCAAAGATCCTTGCTGCTTCGACATCAGCATCTGCTGTTCGAGGAATGTCATTCAACATTATCTTCTTGGACGAATTTGCTTTCGTTCCAAACCACATTGCTGATTCATTTTTTGCTTCTGTTTATCCTACAATTACATCAGGTAAAAGTACAAAAGTTATAATCATTTCAACGCCCCAGGGCATGAACCACTTCTATAAGATGTGGACTGATGCTGTTAATGGGAAGAATGGATATACTTTCCACGAAGTACACTGGTCTCAGGTTCCAGGTAGGGATGCTAAGTGGAAAGAAGAAACTATCAAGAACACATCAGAAAGACAGTTTACTCAAGAATTCGAATGTGAATTTTTAGGATCTGTTGATACTTTAATTTCTGCTCCTAAGTTAAGAGCATTGACATTTGAAGATCCAATAAGCTCCAATAAAGGATTAGATATTTACGAACAACCAAAAGAAAGATCCGAATATTTGATGACGGTTGACGTAAGTCGTGGAATTGGTGGAGACTATTCTGCTTTCATTATATTTGATATAACAACAGTTCCATATAGGATAGTAGGAAAATATAGGAACAATGAAGTTAAACCTATGCTGTTTCCAAATATTATAAACGATCTTGCTAGAGCATATAATAATGCTTGGGTATTATGTGAAGTAAACGATATCGGTGATCAGGTAGCTTCTATTTTGAATTACGATCTTGAGTATCCTAATGTGCTCATGTGTGCTATGAGAGGTCGTGCTGGGCAGATTGTGGGGCATGGATTCTCTGGTACTAAAACTCAACTTGGAGTTAAGATGAGTATAACAGTCAAGAAGGTAGGTTGTGCCAACTTAAAAAGTATTGTAGAAGATGATAAGTTAATTTTTAATGATTACGATATTATCAATGAGCTTACTACATTCATCCAGAAAAAGCAATCCTTTGAAGCAGATGAAGGATTCCATGATGACTTAGTAATGTGTATGGTTATCTTTGCTTGGTTGGTCCAGCAAGATTACTTCAAAGAAATGACGGATAATGATGTCCGTAAGAGAATATATGATGAACAGAAAAATCAAATTGAACAAGATATGGCTCCTTTTGGATTTATTACTACTGGTTTAGAAGGAGACGAAGGTTTCGTAGAGGATGGGTCTTTGTGGGAATATGGTAATACTCAAGAAGACGTATCTTATATGTGGAACTACTAATGGACTTAGCAGATCAGTTTTCATTAGATTATTTGATCTTTAAGGAAAGACAATGTAGAAAATGTGGTAAAACTAAAAGTTTGTTGGATGATTTTTATTTAACAAGAAAAAATAGACCTACTGTACTTTCGGCATATTCATATGAGTGTAAAGTATGTACAGTAAAACGAATTGTTGAATCTAGAAAAAAGAAAAAACAAGATGTTTTGTGGGAATATCCAGACTGGTGAGTGTTCGTGTTTCATTTCCCCACTTGAAATAGAGAAAATAATAAATAATTCTAGATTTAATCTGGATACCTACAGGAGAAAAACATGGCAAGTCAAATCTCGCCTGGTATTGTAATCAAGGAACGTGACCTCTCTAATGCCGTTGTAACAAATGCACAAGCAATTGTCGGTGCTTTTGCTTCAACCTTTCAGAAAGGTCCCGTTGGACAGATTGTAAATATCAGTACACAAAGAGAACTACTAGATATTTTCGGCAAACCAAATAATGATAATGCTGAGGATTGGTTTGTAGCTTCAGAATTTTTAAACTATGGCGGTAGACTTGCCTTAGTTCGTGTGGAAACTGGTACTAATTCAGCAAATAGTGGTAACAATAGTGCTTTAAATGTAAAAAACGCCGCCGACTGGGATGCTGGTCTAGGTGCTGGAGAAACTTTTGTTGCTAAGAATCCTGGTGCTTGGGGCAACTCGCTAAAAGTTATTGTTGCTGATAGAGGTGCCGACCAAATCATCACCCTTGCTTCTGCTCCAGCAGTAGCTCCTACTGCTGGTGGCGCTGTTACTTTTAATGTTGGAGCTACTACTAAAACTGCCGAAGTCATCTCTTATGATGCCACTTCTAGAGTGCTAGTTGTTGTTTTAGACGATCCTTCCGTTTTAATCTCAACAGCAAACACTCTTGAAAATGGTGCTACCGACGTTGCTATTACCGAAGCAAAAGATTGGTGGAGTAACACTTCAGTAGATGGTATTGCTCTTTCTTCAATCGGTCCTCGTCCTGGAACTTCACAGTATGCTGCTGATAGAGGTATTAAGTATGACGAACTACACGTTGCCGTTGTAGATAGCACTGGAAACATTTCGGGAACTGCTGGAACAATCATCGAGCGTTTAACTTACCTCTCGAAGTTAGAAGATGGTAAAGGAACAGAGAATCAAATTTCATACTATAAGACAGCAATCAACGAGTCTTCTGCTTACATCTACACTGGCGCTACCATCGTCGGTGGGTATGCTCCACTTTCGACTGCTGCTGGCGTAGCATGGGCACAAGATTCTGGTGATTTAAATTCAGGAGATCTTTTCCGTCTTGCCCTAGCTACTTCGACAGCGTTAGCAGATGGTGCCGATGATTATGCTTATGATTCTGGAGAAATTGGCGATGCCTATGATCTTTTCCTAGAAACAGAAGAGTCAGAAATTGATTTCGTTCTAATGGGCGGTTCGATGGCATCGGAAGCTGATACAAAATTAAAAGCAGCTTCTGTAGTGGCGGTTGCTCAAACTAGAAAAGACTGTGTTGCTTTTGTTTCTCCACACAAAGGTAATCAAATTGCTACTTCAGGTGGAGCGTTGACAAGAAGTGTACAGAAGTTAAATACAATCAACTTCTTTAATACTCTTTCTTCAACTTCATACGCTGTGTTTGATAGTGGTTATAAGTACATGTATGATCGTTTCAACGATAAGTATCGTTGGATTCCATGTAACGGAGACGTTGCTGGTTTATGTGTTTCTACTTCCGCCACTCTTGATGATTGGTATTCACCTGCTGGTACAAATCGTGGTGGTCTAAGAAATGCTGTTAAACTAGCATTCAACCCAACACAAGCTGATAGAGACGAACTCTACCAGGCAAGAATCAATCCTATTGTTTCTTTCCCTGGATCTGGAGTTATTCTATTCGGTGATAAGACTGCTCTTGCTTCTCCTTCTGCTTTTGATAGAATTAACGTTCGTCGTTTATTCCTCAATATTCAAAAGAGAGCTGAAGAACTTGCTAAGGGAGTTCTATTCGAGCAAAACGATGCTACAACCAGAGTTGGTTTTGCTTCTGCTCTAAACTCATATATGAGTGAAGTTCAAGCAAGAAGAGGAGTTACCGACTTCCTCGTGGTTTGTGATGAAACTAACAATACTCCAGAAGTTATTGATAGAAACGAGTTTGTTGCTGAAATTTATATCAAACCAACCCGTTCTATCAATTACATCACAGTAACTTTAACAGCTACTAAGACTGGTGTATCGTTTAGCGAAGTTATCGGTGCCTGATATCACAAACAAACTAGAGGTAAAAAACGATGGCAACTAAAATTAACGAGTTTATCACTACTATTGGGCAAGGTGTCAAGCCCAATATGTTCTCCATTGATATTCAATGGCCTAGCACTGGATTTGCTAGTGGACAACCAGACAACAATGATAAGGATCTTACAAATATTCTTTGTAAGTCTGCTGCTCTCCCAGCATCCAA